GTGTGGCTTATGGGCCGGGTGTTGCCGCAAGCCCACGGGTGGCAATGGACAGGGCTTGAGGCCGGGATTTACTATCATCCTATACCGATTAATTTAGCAGTGTATACTGAAAATAAATTTACAAAGATCATGCCTACTACTGAGACAGATGCAGCCCAAATGTTTTTCCTATTAGCCTTAGAAAATTCTTGTAGAGCCTTATCATCAGCAGGGTTTATCCTCAGACCTGATATTGCTTGATGGGAGTCAATCGCATCCTCACAAAGACCTCCAATTTTAGCAGCAATCATGCCTGATAAATAAACAGCACCAAAGGCTACCAAGCTCCCAGAAAATAATGTCTTAAATGTTGGTGAACTAGTTAAAATTTGATCACTTTGTATCACTACTGTCCCACTAAGAATTAACGAAAAAGGCCTGAAAACCCACTTGTTTTGATACAATGAAATCACGACAAGTCATTGAAGAACAAGAAGGAGTTCAGGCCTTGGCGCATCATAATACCGTATTTTCTCAGTGACTCAAACTAGTTCCGAGACATGAATTCGAGGTGCTGGCAAATCGACACCACGAGGGCCGGAAACTACGCAAGATGACCCGTTGGTCACAATTTGTTTCCATGGCCCTGGCACAGCTATCAGGACGCACGAGTTTGCGTGATGTAGTCAGTAATCTGTCTGCCCAGGCCAGAAAACTCTACCCTTTAGGTGCCGTGCCGGTGAGCCGCTCCTCTCTGGCCCGGGTCAATGAGAAACAACCCTATGCCCTGTACGAAGCGTTATTCGCCAAACTGTTTTCCCGCTGTCAAGGGCTCGCTCCCCGCCACGGTTTCCGGTTCAAAAACAAACTCTACTCACTTGACGCTTCTACTCTCGATCTGTGTCTGAGCGTCTTTTCTTGGGCCAGGTTTCGCACCACTAAAGGCGCTGTCAAACTCCACCTTGGCTTGGATCATGACGGGCTGCTCCCTGCATTGATGACCGTCACTGACGGCAAAGTCCATGATATCACCGTGGCCCGTACTTTGGCATTACCCAAAGGCAGTATCGTGGTCTTCGATCGGGGCTATACCGATTATGCCTGGTATCATCAACTCCATACCCAGGGCATCTTTTTTGTCACGCGCCAACGTAAAAAGGCCCGCTATCGCGTGGTCGAACGCCGTAAAGTCGATAAATCCAAGGGCCTGACGAGCGATCAGACCCTCGAACTGACCGGCGCCAAGGCCCAAAACTGCCCCATCGCTCTACGCCGCATCGGATTCAAAGATACCGAAACCCACATCCAGTATTACTTTCTCACCAATCACTTTCATCTTGCCGCCAGCACTATCGCGGCAATCTATAAATCTCGCTGGCAGATCGAATTGTTTTTTAAGTGGATCAAACAAAATCTAAAAATCAAGCGTTTCTTGGGGACCTCAAAAAACGCGGTCATGACCCAACTCTGGATCGCCCTTTGTGCCTATTTGTTGCTCGCTTATCTCAAGTTCGTCAGCAAAATAAACTGCTCTCTTCAGCAGATGATTCGATTGCTCCAGCTCAATCTGTTTGAGCGGCGCGACCTTCAAGCACTGCTGCGAGGCGATCCGCCAGAACCGGAAGTTCTATCTCTTCAGGCATCAGTGCAGTTTTCATGAAAGTTTATGGGACAGTAGTGCAACAAGATAAATTTCATTTTCCAAATAACTCAAAGAATTTAAGTCTGATATATTCAACAAGCAGCACAGCAACAGGAGCTAGCAATATCACCGCAATGATGACAAAAAACAGAAACGCGAAAGTGGAGTCTGCTTCTACCGGTGTATTTTGAGCGCCAATGCTGATATCACTGGTATAGTTGTTCATAGTTAAAAAGCATCCCTATAAAAACTTGTCGCCTCGTGTTTGCCGTGAGAAATCAACAAAGCCAATGTAGAAATCAACACTCCAACATAGAAGGCAGGAAAAAGCATTATGCGCCAAGCTGCGGTATACCACGGCACTAACAAATTATCTTCTGTGCTCGGCCATTTAAAATTCACTCCTGATTCTCCCTCACAATCTCCTCAATCTCCTTCCCCATCCGCTTCCGCTTCCTGCGCACAATCGCGAGTTCCAATGCGTCATTCTCATTCTCTTGCAGCCGGCGCCGCTCGATTTCTTTCGCAATCAAAGGAACGATTTGCATCAGCGCCTGAGGTAAATACTTGAGCAAGATTACCCCCATCACTTTGCCCCCTGGATAGGTTTATCCGCCTTCAGCCTGCCGTACAAACTCAGCAGACCACCCACACCTGTGGCAATCGCCACCACGGAATTCACAATCAAATCCTGCTGCTCAGGGGAGATCACGACACCCACAGCTCCAGCCGCCGCCGCCGCGATAGTAACCACGCCACCCCAAACACCACGAGACTGATACCACGCTTTGCTTTGTTGCATTTTTCTATCTCCAAAAAACATAACTAACGATTAGTCATTTGATAAAGCTAAAAACCATAGGATTTATCTAACCCTTAACCAATTTCCTTTTTTATATTGCATCATCACGAACCGGAACCAGGGGTACATCTCCCTCGCGATCTTGAATTTCAGATCGGCGTCTTCCATGATAAAACCGCCTTTTACTTCGTGTATTTCAATACAATCTGTTATTACTATAAAGTCAGTCCTATAGTATGTGCCTTTCTGCTTGGCCGCTTTGTCCGGCTTAGATAACTGCAAATTAATTGACTCAAACTTCCAGTCCTTAATTTCACCCGCCTTCCTCTTAGCTTCCAAAATCTGGGCATAGCGTTTTTCCGTTTTGTTCATCCGTGCAAACGGGTCAGTGTTTTTCGGTACAGGTAGGGACACCCCTTCCTTGGTGCGCCCCTGAATAGCTTGGTACTGCTGTTCGGTGAGTCTAAGCATTCCCACTCAACCTCACTGTCAACGGAAAATTAAGATCTTTCCACCTTGCCGGCAGCTTTCTCTTAGGACGACTCGGCCCCATTCTGCTCCACGTCTTTTTCCTCTCATCCATGAGCATTTCCAAATGTTCCTCATCGCTATTAATCCGCTCTGCCATTTCACGGATCGCGGACTCGACGCTTTGTAAACCTTCCTCTTTCTTGCAATGCCCCGCGATCAAAAACGGATGGCTTAAAATAAAATCCTTGATTTTTCTATTCATCGCCCACTTCGGGGAGATCGATATTTTTCGATAGTGAGGGGAAAAGTACACCAGCACACTCCCCCGCTTCTCCGCCCTTGAGATCGTTTCCTCCACTGCTTTGGTTATATCGCTCTCGCTAATCAGCACATCTACCCCTTCTATGTATCCCCTGCTGGTATGCCTGGGACATTACCGCCGATTTAGTTCTACCCAGCCCCCTAGCAATGACTTCCCAAGAAAATTGGGAACTAAAATGCCGGATCGCTTTTATCTCGGTCCTGTTGTAAGGTTCGCCCTCCCTGGCGCGGCGGCCCTCTTTGTATTTGGGGTGACGTTGCATTTTTAGGCTGCCTCTAACTCGATATCCGATAACACCTCATTCCCCCAGGAATCCCATCCTGATACTTTCTCCCTCGCAAACATTTCTAGCCGTGGCAAATCACCAAACAATTCAACGATCCTGTCTCGCACCTCAGCGGGTTTCTCGCTGTGCCGTCCTACCTTGGCCCGGATTAACTGCCTCACTGATCGGCTTTGCCTGGACAATGGTTTGCCCTTGGTTGCCAGCAAGCAAAGCTCAGCATTCGCCCGCGTGTAGTAGCCCATGCCCACATGATCTTTGCCGCTCATCGTTTCCTTGACCCAAGTAAAACCCACTGTTTTGTAGGTAAACCCCCAGGCGGTCATGACCTCAATGGCTTCGGGCAGCGATGGATTAACAGCCCAGAGAAACAGCACCGAATTTTTCTCGGCAATCTCATTCACCGGCAGCGCCTTGATTTGCTCCAGGCTCATCGTTCGGTAATGGGACTCGGCGCTGCGGCCGCTTCCCGTATCCCGGTTCCAGACTTTGAAGCTCCAAGGTGGATCGGCGTAGAGGATTGAGTATTTGATGTTCTCAGGCATAACCTCTACACCTCCTCTTTGCTCTGCTCTGCTCCACGCAGCGCCGCTCTCAGTGATTGCAAATAAGGTCTTGCCTTATCTCGGCTGGGTCGGGGTTTGGGCAACGCCAAATGTTCAGGTTTGCGATAAGCCGCAGCATTTTGCTTATGTGGCACATCACATCCAAGACAAAGTACCCTAAACTCAGGCAACGTCGGCGGCCAAGGATCGTCACGTTCAAGGCACCGAGCCAAACCATGAGCAATCTGTTCTCCTGTAATCCCGCGAAGCCCTTTTTTCCAAGTACGTGCCGTTTCCGTGAGCTTTCCTTGATCGGTAGAGTCTCCATAGGACGACGACCATTTGTGTCCATAGATTTGCGTCATTTTGGCCCAGAGCCGGGTGATGAGCTTGTCAGTTAACTCGTGCACATTGCCCTGTGATGTCGATGATGTCTGCCCCCTCATCGGGGTGCAGCCGCTCAAATTCTCGTTGGAGTTCAAGTTGGCGCTCCGCTGCGCTAAGTTTTCGTTGACTAAATCGCCGATTTTGTTCAAAATAACCCCCGGAAGTACTTCCACATTTGCCCGGTTGGTCTCCATGGTTAACCGGGTTTTCTTTTGTCTCCACTGCCCGCCTAGTAATCCACTGCCTCAATTCCGCCTGGTAGTCTGTCCGCCAAACTCCGTTAGCCCGATGCCAATCCAGTAGCGATTCTGCTAACGCCGGGATCTGGTCTTCAGGGAAATATTTATTCAGCGCATGCATTTTTGTCTTCCCGTCCGGGATGAGTTCATCAGGTGGTGGATATTTCTCTTGAGCCTGAAATCTTGGCCAGTTATTTGCTACACGCGCACGCCCGTTAAAGAGATTTATATTATTATTACCAGACTCCAGAAGTGTGCCCTTTTGAGGGGAGTATTGTGATTTTTGGTGTTCCCTATTAGGTGCACTATCAGCCTCTTTCTCATTGTTTTTACTATTATTTTCTGTTCCCCATTGGTTCCCTGTTGAGTTCCCCTTTAGTTCCCTATTAGTTCCCCATTGAGAATGGCCAGTTGAAGCCAGAGGAAGCTCGAAAACAAAAGGCCCCAAATCCTTACGCAAAATAATGAGAGGGGTTCCGTCATCCGATTTGATTTTTGCTAGTGACTGGATAGAGTAATAAATCTCTTTTTTCGTCGGATAGCCACTTAGTGCCCGAGGTCTCCCTGGTTTGGGTTCAACATACAAAACGCCGCTAAAAAACTGCTCAGAAAAACGCCGCTTAATGCCCGACATTCCCGTCTGGTAATCCATATATTTTCGAATAGCAGCGTACATCTTGAACAAGTGGGAGGGTTCATCAAATAAAACCTGCCATTCCCTATCACTGATCTTGAATTCCATAATATTTCTTTCCTTCAGTAACAGGGTTACTACTTCTTCAACAGATTCCAAACCCACGCACAAAGCCCCGCCACGCCAATAATGGCTACGGCCTTCACGCCCCATACAATGGCGCCCTCAACAATCGCTTCTTGTATGCCCATGTGGCCCACTTTTAACCCCCTTGTTTTGCTTCATCGATAAGATAGGCGCGCCGCTCGATTTTCCGTTTCATGAGCTTCCTAGCCTCTCTCTCAGCCTCTTCCCTGGATAACCCACCCTCAAATTCCATGATCGCGGCACGTTCCTCGAAAAACTCTTGGTCGTCTTCGGTGATCTCCATGACTCAAAAAATCAGCCTAAAAACGGCTATCCAAAACAAAGCGCAGCCCAGCAGCAGCGCTAATAAAATTCGTTTCCCCTCCCGGTCTCTCGCCACGCCAACAGGCCTCCTCCGCTCCCGGGTCTCCTCGAGGCGCTTATCCCAGCCTTCAGCGAACTCCCGGCGCGCGATGTCGTTCAGGTTGGGCCCGAACACATAAGAAACCCGCCTCCCAGAATGGGGTCGATCGCAATGGGGCAAAATGTCTCGCCACATCCCCTCCTGCCATTGCCGGCAAACGGTGTAGCCCACTTGATGCATGAAGTCGTTGCGTCGAGCATCGAGGATAGGGGGATCAATGAGATGATGTTCTGCTAGCATGGAGTTCTCCTTCAGTGGGTTTGATATTCGCCACGGTAGTAAGCATCCAGGAGCGCCTTTGGGTAGGTGTTGACAGTCCCCCATACCGGGTGCGGAGCTCGGCCTAACTTAATGCCCTGGTTCTTGGCGATGTGGGATAACTTGCGCCCGTCTGAATTGGCTTGGTTATTGGAGATTTGTTGAGCAAGGAATAGCTTGTGATAGGCCGTGATAGAGAAGTGCTCCGCGCCGGTAGCGAAATCTTCCAGCTTGCCCTCGGTAATTCTCTGCCGCTCCTCGAGGGCGGCTATTCTGCGTTCGCTTTTAACGAGCATTTGAGCCTGCATCAGTAGCTGCTCCGCAGGCGATAGATTCTTGTTTTTTTGCTCCTCCAAATAAAGCCAGCGATCAATAATCGCGGCCCGCTGCTTGGCGGAATAACCGGAGGTGAGGATGAGGGTTTCGCGTTTTGGCAAGTGATAACAGGGTTTCTCCCTGTTCAGAGAGTCTTTGTAGTTACGCTTGAATTTCAGCCCATCGATAACCCCTTGCTCCTCAAGGGCTCTTATATCAGCGAGCACGTTCTTGTGCTGTTTACCACAGACCTCCGCGATCTCGACGGAGGACATAGTTAGCTGTTGGTCCAGGACTTCCAAATTAACGAGGTTTTGCATCTTGCTTTATCCTCTTGCCTCTTACCGGATATGTGCCCCCAAATTTGGAGGCACATAAAATTCCCTGCTTATCAAGCTCCTTAATATCCCTCATCACATGGCCATGCTGCTTCTTACACAGCTTGGCAATCTCAAGGGAGCTCATTGTCAAATGGTTTCTGGTTAGTGCTTTCATCTATCACCACCCTCCACAAAAAAACGGGCCTGGCACTCCTGCCAGACCCAAACGGTTCCCGTCGGTGTCCCCGGTATTGCCGCCCCGGGGATGGCGGTAGAGAGCGTTAATCTTTCAGCCCCTTCCGCGCGAACAGCTTCAGCGCGGCGTACTCCTCCGCTGAAATGGTGATGGCGTCCTTGTCCACTACCTTCAAATCGTTCTCGTCTAGCGTCTCGATCACCTCGTCCAGCGTGAGCCCGCCATTGCCCGAGAAGAACCGCGATATCCGCGTAACAGTGGACTCGATGCGCTCGGCAATGCGCTTCTGACCCTTTTCTGCAACTCGCTGCAAAACGAGCGATCGCATTTTGCGGGTATTTGCATTGCCGCCCATCTATCATCTGCGCACTGATTTTTGAGGTGGATAGACGAGAGGTTTTTGCAATGACTTGCGCTCAAACTGCCCACACTGCCGCTCGATATCCCAGGCGTATCCCCGCTCGCCTTTGGCCAGGCATTCGACGTGGACCCCGCCATGGACAAGCCAAGGCTTGGCGTGGCGGCAGTGCTGACAGGAGACGGTCATGCGGCTGGGTCTTCTTTAGGGTGTTGATAGGTTTTGTTTTCAGAGCCAGAAAACAGCCCAGGGTTAGCTCTTTGAAGCGCGATCAGCTTTATCTGGCTTGCCCTGGGTTCTTTAATTTTTTCTGGCCATTGATAAATGGCGTGGCGAGTAATCTTGAGAGCAGCAGCTAACTCGCCGACGCTTCCAAACATTTTTATTGCTTCGGATTTAGTCATGATGAGGTTATGTAAGCATACTTACGAAAACAGGTCAAGCATACTAACTAACAGCCAATGTAAGCTTTCTTACATGGCTAGCAGTATTAGTGAGCGCATTAAAATCGCCCGCAGGAAGGCAAAACTGACCCAGCAAGATCTGGCGACTTATGTCGGGGTCAGTCGCGCTGCTGTAGCTCAGTGGGAAAGTGGAGAAACAAAAGGGCTAAAGCCTGAAAATCTTATCTTTACCGCGGAGAAACTTAATGTCTCTGTAAAATGGCTGGCTATAGGCAAAGGCCCTATGTATGGAGAAGCCCCTGCTGATTTCCCGGATCATGCCCTACAGCTTGCCCGCTTGATTTCCCAGGCCCCACCAGAGAAAGTAAAAGCTATCCTGATGCTGCTCGGGGTTAACGAGAACGCAATCCATATTCGTCCTCCATTCCGCGAAACGCCTTCTTCTGAACCAGATCAGAACGCAAAGGAGGGAAAGAAAGACCGCCGCAGCGGTAAGGACCGCCGGCAGAATGTTCATGAAGTGGATTTTGAGCGCAGGAGTGGGCTAGACCGTAGAGACGATGAAGGTGTAATCCTTGGCCCTGGAGAATCCTTGGAGGACATTTTTGGAGAAGAAGACGGTCAGCAAAACAAAAATAACGACTTTGAATGAGCAACATAGATCAGAAGGAACCGTTGACACCCTAAAAAAACTTCTTAAAGCTGCAGAACAGGGGCGTATTATAGGAATTGCTTTTATAGGAGTTGCGAGAGGGCGACGAGTGGTGAAGGGTTGGTCCGGCTATGCTGGGCAAGACCCCAATTTTGCTCTGGGCGCTCTCCGGCAGCTTGATCAAGAGCTATTAATGCATGCCAGGAGAAAGAGACAATAAGGGCGCGCTTGAGGGGAATTATGATGTCTGAGAATGACCAAAAAGATCTGACGATCACCAAGAAATTTAACGGCAAATACGAAAAATCACCTCCAGTGATATGATCGCGGCACTCCGTTACCTGGAGGACAGGGTCCGATCAGGTGAGTGCGTGGGTATTGCTTTTGCAGCTATTTACAAAGGAGAGCGGACTGCGCGCGGGTATGCCGGTGCCATTACAAAGCAGCCCGAAATGGCCATGGGCACCTTATCAGTATTGATACACGATATCCTTGAGGATACGAGGGGAGAGACGGAGTAATATCCTCATAACCCAATTCTAAGGCAGTTTCTAAGACAGTCAGATCCGGCATCACAAAACGCCGAGGGCGGGTGGTAAATGCATAAATCATGATTATGACTTAGTACCTTGAAAATCTATAATTTTTTCTTGGTTTCTCTCAATTTCTCCACTTCATATACTTGACCAATTCAGCTTGAAGGCGAGACTCCAGCGCCGGAATATCTTTGGTCTCACATTCCCAGATAATTACACAGTGCCAACCTAGCTCATTCAGGGCAATATAGTTTTTTCTATCTCGTTCGACATTCGCTGCGAACTTTTCCTCCCAAAAGCTTCTTCGGGATTTAGGTATCGAGGCTTTTTTGCACCCCGGATGGCGATGCCAGAAACAACCGTGAACGAATATTGCGATGCGGTAGCTCGGAAGAACGATGTCCGGTGAACCGGGAAGATCTCGACGATGGAGACGGAATCGAAAACCCATCCGATGCAAAATTTTACGGGCGAGCATCTCCGGCGCGGTATTCGCTTGTCTGACGCGCGACATCAGGATGCTGCGTTGCGGATCGACTGGAGGATTACGTTCCATTCTCAGATTCATAATCGTCTATCGCCTTGATTACCTCCTGCAATCGATCGACGAATTTACGGCTATCCAAATAGTCCTTGTACGCACGGAAAGCATGCTCCAGAAGTTCTTCATACAATTTGATCCTCGCCGATACTGTCTCTAAATTATTTTCAACCAGTTTCGGATCATCATTCCATTCGCTCTGTCGCTGCCCGAGTAAGCACACGAACTCCACAGGTTCATGCGGGCGACCCAGATCTTGAAGAAATTTCTTCATACCGCTGCGGTATTTGTTTATCTGCGCGCTAAGTTCGAAAACGCTTATCGAACGCCCCGGGCGCTTCAATTCGACGATTACGTGCTTGCCTGCCGTTTCTCGATAGCCGATATCCAAACGTGCCAATCTTTCTCCTTCATTTAAGGAAGCGGAAACTTCTTCGAAGAGCTTCCCGACCCTTCTTTCCATATATTCAGTAGCCTCGGCACGCTCCCAGGCCGGATCGAGTAGCCACAAGTGATCGTAAATGTATTCTTGAATGACTTTCTCCTTGGCGTTTTCTTCAACTCTCTCCTGTAGTGTCCTGATGACGGCTATTCTTTGCTGAACGATCTGCCCGTATAAATTGGCTTCTAGACTATCGAGTTCTTGGAAGAGGTCAAACGCCGCACTTAGATTGGTATCATTGATACTTTCGAGGGCTTCGAGATTTTGATGCGCCCTATAGAATTCGAAAGCGAACACGGCATGCTTCAGAAGTTGCTTGCGCTCTTCCGGCCGGTCGGTCTTGATCCGATAAATCTTTCCCAGCCATGCTTTAGCATGCCTCTGGTGAGGCTTGGGCAACTTCCCCATCCAGTCATTGATTGCAGGTATCTCCAATGCTTTCTTGGAACCGTCAAATGCTGTCGGTTACTGGTGGCCGTATCTTCCTCATCATCTTGATCCAAAGTGTCGACCCGTAGCTCTCCGATCAGATAACTTGCGTAGACTCCTCGCTCGCTGAAGTCATCTAGGATGTCCTCTTGGGCCATTTTACCCCGAACGAAAATTGCCACACGATTCAGATTATCGCTGCTCTCGTCGTCCCTCAGTTGACCGGATTCGTGAACGGTCCCCACCCAGCCGGAAACATCTAGATTAATTTCAGAAGCTGATACCGATCGATTTTCAGGCTCACGAGAAAGATTACGGCATAGAGAGACAATGGTCGATTGATTACCGTAGGCCCATAAATATTGGAGTTTATCATAGTAATCGCGATCGGCCGGCGTAATCGCATCATCATCTACATAGACTTCAAATCCTTCTTGAGCACCGATAATAGAAAATCGACGTGCCAGCCGCCTTCTAAGAGCCTTCGCAGTTCCAATGGTTTGTTTACGACGCAACTTGGATACAATGATTCGAGTACCCTTTTCAAAATTCACCAAGCCCTCGGAAAGAGATTCCGGGTTATAAACTCCCTCGTTCTTGTCCTTAATCTTTTCCCGTATTTCGGAGAGTTGCATCCTGAGCGCACTTTTCTGCCCATCATTGATCGTGTGTACTTCAACAGTGTCCGCAACAGAAAACAAAGAAAGTTTTCCTATACCTTTGCGACCCATTGGAGCTCTCTTCTTCTCGGTCAATGCCGGTCCTTCATCCCTGCGGCGGTAACCGACACGGAGAAAACGGTTGTTGACATCCTCCCGAGTCATACCGATACCATCATCTTTGATGATAATTTGATCTTCTCCTAGATAAAGAGAAATTTTCACCGAATCGGCATCCGCATCCCAGGCATTGGCGACGACTTCCGACAAAACCGACGGCACGTTGCTATAAAGGTTAATGCCCAAATGTTCCAGTACATTGAGGCTCAATGTCATTTCGTAGTCGGAACTACTCTGCATCATTCGTAAGCCTTCAAATGTTGTTTAATAGACCGGGCGACTACTCGACCGAGTTCGACCGGAACTGCATTACCGATCATGCGGCCGAGCTTTGCGAAATAGATGGGCCGACCCGGCTCCACGAACTGATAGTCCATCGGGAATCCCTGCAGAATAGCACCCTCACGCAATGAAAGTGCCCGATCCTGCTCAGGATGGCCGAAGCGTCCGTTTCCAAATCCGTAAAATTGGGTGGTAATGGTAGGGGACGGCTCGTCCCATACCATACGCCCATAGACGGAGGCATACCCTCGCCCGCTATTTTCCTGATGGCAGTTGGCGATTAAATTGCTATCCCAATCGCGCCAGCTACCACCGGGTCTGGAATTCTTGATTCGTTTGAGATTAGTTTCCGAAAGCCGGGACGCATGGTGTAGAGGATCGGACGAATCGATTTCGCCCGCATCAATGGATTTCAGATTACCGATGGCATCTCTGACGGTAAGGTATTTTTTGGTATGCATCGGCTTAGATAGGGTGATTGGCCCCAAGCGGGAGGCCAGAAGCACTAGGCGAGATCGCTTTTGAGGTAGGCCATAATCAGGGCAGTAGACAATATCCCAGGTTATGTAATAATCGGCCTTCCTCAAAATATTTATAAAATTGAGGAATACACGACCTTCCCAGAATTTCAAAAGACGCGGTACATTTTCCATTGAGACGACATCCGGACGGACGTAATCTACGAGATTACCGAAATCCGCAAGCAACTGCCAATTCGGATTGTTGTTTTTCTGATTATAAACAGAAAACGGTTGGCACGGCGCACAGCCGGCGAGAATACGCCTTTTATGCTTATAGAACAGATTTTCTATCTCCTGGGGCTTCAAAGTCGCAACGTCCCGCTTAACGAAGGGAGCTCTGTTGTTATACTCATATGCATAACGGCAACTCTCGTCAATATCGACGCCGGCTGCCACTGGCATCGATTCCAAAATAAATCCATGAGAAAGCCCCCCAGCACCACAAAAAAGATCAACCACTGACGCATTTATACTCATTCTTCTAGCTCAGCTAATTTACCCTGTCACTTACGCTTTTATCGCCGCCCCTCATGCCGCCAGCGGCACCCTCACATCGATCTCATCCCAAGGAACCAGAACACGCTCCACCTCATCCCGCTCAATGATTCCCCATTCCTCTAGCGCCTTTACATCCAGGCGCACGTTTTTATAATCTCGCCCCAGCATTTTCGCCAGAGCATAGATAGTCATCGGACCTTCTTGCTTCAAACGCCGAATCAACTCCCAGCGCTTAGGCGTGAGTGTACCCAGCAACTCCGCTAGGCTCTCAAACCCGATACCTTCGAAGGATTCCAATTCAGCCCCTTGCATGGTTTGCTCTAGAGCCTTGCCAAACTGCTCCAGGGATTTCTCCAGGGAAGAGATCTCCACATGCAATACCCGCTTCATCAACCTACCGCCGTTCCTCACGTGCTCTCATATACGCTTTCAGCACCGCGTTAATGCGCGTTTGATAACCCTTCCCTTGGGCTTTAAACCACTCCAGCACCTCGGCATCCAGGCGCAGCGTCACAATTTCCTTAGGCCGTCGGATAACTTCGGCGCGCGCCATCATCTCTTCGGTGATTTCCGGGGAATCCTCATCAATAACGATATCCTCGTCGCGCATCTTCTTCACTCGATCCCAGTCGGTCCGATCTTCCCCGCGCGCGATCATCTCTTTGATTTCCTCTTCGGTATACCTCACCACATCAGGTTCCTCTGGACAGGGCCGTTTCATAAAACATTACCTCTCTGCGATTGGCTTTGCGGAAGGAGATGAGGCGCACCACCTTCGGTCTGCGCTGTACGTAGACCGCGACGTAAACCCTATTATTTAAATAGCCATAGGCAATAAATCGCTCCTCGCCATAGTCCTTGCGGTTATCACGTACCACAAGAAGCTCCGAACTCTCCAGAACTTCGATGGCGCGCAGGAAATCTAGGCCATGCTTTTCCAAATTAGCCGAGCGCTTCTTCTCATCCCACTCGTAGTTCATTTTTTATAGTGTATTTACAATATATAAATACTTCAAGGCGGCAACTATCACCCTAACCCCTCATCCCCTCCCCTTTCGCCGCGGTAGCAGCTAGGGTGAACCCCTAAATATTGTGGAGCCTTAGAAGGTAAGTAGGCTATCGCTAAATAGCAACCTAATACTAAATAGCGGTTTATGACTAAATAGCAGCACGATCTTATTTGGTCTTTACTCGTAAACCGCTATTTACAGCATTTCCCGTTTAGGTCGACACTTTAGTCTGGAGAATAAAGAAGCCCATCGCGCCTTTGCGTATGAGGTTAGTCCCGGATGCCCACATGCCCCAAATAGGCTTTGGCCTGCTCTGGCGTAAGGGTGTGGAGGGCCTGAGCGAGGGCCTCATATATAGCGGTTCTCATTTAAGTTAGGGACAGAGTCCACAATGCTTAAAGTAGGCTTGACAGTTTTGGGGTGAAATCAGCGTGAGCGCTTTGCTGAGGGCCTCATAAAGCTGTTCTTTTGTCCGGGCCGCTTTTTTCTTCAGGACATGTTTTAGCTTAGACCAGGCGTATTCAATGGGATTGAGTTCAGGGTGATAGGGCGGTAAAAAGACCACCTTGGCGCCGGTCTGCTCGATTCGCTCAATCGCCTCTTCATATCGGTGGGCAGCGGCATTGTCTAAAATCACCACTTTTCCTACCCGCAGATGAGGCCAGAGGAAATGTTCGACATCATAGAGGAAAACCGGGCCATTGAGCGTGCCCTCAAAGCACATCGCGGGAAGCGCACCCGTCAGGGATAGGGCGCCGATGGTGCTGATGCGCTCGCCTTGGGTGGTCGGCTTTTCCCCGTAGGCTCTTTGCCCTTGAGGGGCCCGTCCATACGCCGGGGTCAGATTCAATACCGCCCCGGTTTCATCAAGCACAATGAAGTCTTCAGGGGAACACAGGCTTACTTCGACCCAATACTCAAGCCAGCGTTGTTGGACCCGGGGCGTGTGCTTTTTGGGATCGTAGAACGTTTTTTTTTCGCGTGATCCGGTGCTTTTTCAGCCCTCGGTCCATGGCCGAGGTGCTTATCGTTTCGCCAAAGCGGACTTCAAATCGCTGACACAATTCCTGGAGCGTTAAATCGGGTTCGCGCTGGAGCACCTCGGCCAAATACTGGGCCCTCGGCTCATCAATTTTTGCCGGATGCCCCACCCCTTCCCGGCGCTTGGGATGGACCGTCCCCGTCTCCCGAAAGCGCCTCAGAAAACCACTGACCGTGTTCTTCGACAGTTTAAATCGTGTCGCCAACTGACGAATCGAACCCTCTTTGTTCCTATAGGCTTCAATGACTTTTTGGCGTAGGTCTAATGAATAGGGTGCAGGCATAACAGTTAAACCCATCTAATCGGGTTGAAGAAAACAAGCTATTTTAACATTGTGCCTAATGAAAACGGGAAGTGCTATACATCGTTACAGAAGAAGGGAAAAAGTTTGCTATGGACATGGGTGCTGCACCTGATATCAAAAGCAAGGAAGACTACAAAAACACCATAGAAAAAATCCTTAAGCTGTGTGAAGCGGCGCCAGAGATCACCGAGGAAACAAAACTTTCAGAGTTGGGCGACGGTAGAGTCAATGCAGTCAGCGACTGCCCTGGACGAGATTGCCTCGCTTTGCATTCTTGCATTGCACGGCGGGGAGAAAGCCCATGCTGAATGAAGCACAAAGGCAGGCCCTAGCAAGAAAGAAGCATTGGGTTGGCCGTAACAAGATGAATACTGTCCCACTAATCAATAGATTTTTGGAGAAGACTATTCGTATTGAAACAGGGTGCCTTATGTGGATAGGCGCAAAAAACAAAAATGGATATGGATGCATCAGCGTTGAAGGGAAGACTAAGACAGCATCGCGACTTGCATATGAACTATTCATTGGACCCATTCCTGATGGGATGATTGTGTGCCATAGATGCGATTTTCCTTTATGCATTGAGCCAAATCACTTGTTTCTAGGAACTGATACTGATAACCGCAGAGACTGCAAGAAAAAAGGTCGAGCAAATGGCGCACGTGGAGAAAGAAACGTAAAAGCGAAGCTGAAAGAACATGACGTTATTGTGATTCGTTCTTCTAGCGCACGTTCAGGAGTTCTAGCGAACAAGTATGGTGTAAGTCGATCCACTATTAAGAGGATTCGTTCTGGAAAGATTTGGAGGCATATCTGATGTTAACAGAGCAACAATTGACCGAACGAGAAAAGGGTTTGGGTGGATCAGATGCTCCTATAGTCGCGGGGCTTTCTTCATGGAAGCAACCGCTACAGCTTTACTACGAGAAAACGGGTCAGGTCGATTTTGGAGACGTGGAAGGCGAGCATATCGACTTCGGGAATCTCCTGGAAGAGGTTATCGCACAGGAAGCGGCCCGCCGCCTGGAGGTAAAAGTGCGCCGGGTTAACCGGACGCGCCGCCATAAGGAGTTCCCTTTCATGGTCGCCAACATCGACCGTGACGTGGCCGGGCAACCCTGGATCATGGAATGCAAAAATGCCGGATTTAAATCCGCTGAGTGGGGCCCCGAGGGCAGCGACGAAGTCCCTGAGAGTTATCTTATTCAATGCACCCATTACCTGGCCGTCACCGGCGCCGAGTTGTGCAAGCTGGCCGCCCTCTTTTCCGGCAACCACCTACGGATTTACAACATCCCCCGGGACCCGGGATTAATCGATAGTCTGATAGCTATCGAGGCGGCATTTTGGGACTGCGTGAAAGAAGGCGTGCCGCCTGATTTAGATTACGAGCACCCCACGACCGGGCAACTACTCAGCAAGCTCTACCCTGGCACGACCGGCGAGATTATTGAGCTCCCTGAACCCGCCCTGCACTGGCACCAGGTGGCCAGCCAATCCGCCGAGCTGGAGAAGCAATATAAGACGGCCAAAGAGGTGGCCCAGAATCATTTAAGGGCGCTCATGGGCGAGGCCTCCATTGCGCTGCTCCCAGACGGGAGCGGCTACACCCGCAAAGAGATCAAGCGCAAGGGCTACACCGTAGCGCCCGCCAGCTACATGGATTTTCGCTATACCAAGAGACCGAAAGGAGTGGAGAAATGAGTGAACAGAATCTAGCAGTCAAAGAAGAAACCCCGATGTCTGCTTTCGGCAGCATTCAAGCATTTGAGTCCGTGCAGCGCATGGCCACTATGTTGGCTAAGTCAGACATGGTTCCAAAACAATATCAGGACAACCTCCCCAACTGCGTCATTGCCCTGGAGATGGCCAACCGCATGGGCGCTTCCGTTTTTGCCGTGATGCAAAACCTCGCCATTGTTCACGGCAAACCCTCCTGGGAGGCGAAGTTTATTATTGGAGCGATCAATTCTTGTGGCCGGTTTTCTCCATTGAGGTTTGACCTCAGTGAAGAGGGATCCGAGGAAGAGGTCGAGGGTTTTTATTACCAGTGGGACCCGAGTACCAAGAAAAACAAAAAGGTCCCTGTGATCAATAGTTCGGACAGTTTTTATACCTTGTTGCTGTAG